TATCGCAGCACAGGCCGTCTTTGCAGGCGGACTTCGTCGCTTTAACCTAACCTAAGCAAACTAATCATGGGCTAGGTGCGCTCCCGTATCTAGCTCAGCAGCTCACGAAAGGGAACAGAGATGCCAGCAATTATTACAGTCGCCAGTCTTAGGACAGTGCTCGGCGTCTCTGTTTCTCTTTATTCTGATGCTTATCTTGAAGGAATTATCGATTCAGCCGAGCAGGTAATTCTGCCGCTATTGACTGCCAATCAAAATGCAGTCGCCGCCGTATATCTTCAAAATAATGTTGCCTATTACATAACACAGAAGCCCAACACATTCGTGGCCGGTCAAAGTGTCGTGATTACAGGTTGCGTTCCATCAACATTTAACGGAACAAAGACAGTCACATCGAATTACTATGATCCATTCCCATATTTACCTTTCGCATATCCGGCTCCATATTTCTACTTTACTTGCGCGCTTACCAATGCAGACATTGATTTCCGTCCAGTAATTCCTGGCGGAGTTGCTTACCTATCTGGGGCAGACGCGGCCACGCTCTACGCAAATACCGACGCAGTCGAACAGGCGGTCACTATCGTCAGCGTTGAGATTTTCCAGAGCGTGGTCGCACCAGGTGGTCAAATTGAAGGCGTGGATTTTCAGCCATCGCCATATCGAATGGGTCGATCACTGCAAAATCGCGTCATAGGTTTATTAGGTAATTACATCGACGTTTCAACGATGGCTATGTGATGCCTACACCAACATCAATCGCAACCAACGTCAGAGGCACTCTTGCGACTGCTCTCTCTGGCGTCGTGGCTTCTGTGTATAGCTCACCACCAGAGGCAGTCATTCCTCCAGCTTGCGTAATCGTTCCAGATTCGCCTTACTTAGAAACGACAACAATCGGCAAATCGCAGGTACGCGTGAAAATCAATTTCGTGGTCACTGCGGCCGTTGCTTACAACAACACGGCCGGAGCACTGGACAATCTTGAGCAGCTTATTATCAGCATCATCGCAGCGATGCCAGGCGGATATGAAGTCGGAGACGTTCAACGTCCGACAATCCAACAGGTCGGCGCGACCAACCTACTAGTGGCGGATCTCGCGGTCAGCACTTACTACACACAAGAGACAATCTAAGGAGACAAGAAATGCCAACAACAATCGTCACCGGTCGCGACATAACCTTCACGCTTGCGACTGTAAACTATGACGCGCAGACAACTGCCGTCACTTTAGTCAATGCACCAGTCATTACGACTTATCAGACACTCGATGGAAAAGCCTATAAGCACATCGATGATCAATGGACACTTAACATCGAGCTTCTTGCAGACTGGGGCGCAACATCATCACTCTTTGAAGCGATGTGGACTGCGTTCACTTCTGCTCCTAACACTGCACTTGCATTCACACTCGTATCAGCTACCGGCGCATCATTCGCTGGCACTGCTTTCCCAGTGGCTCCAACTGCTGGCGGCACTGCTCCAGATGCACAGACTGACTCATGGTCAATGCTCTGCGCTTCAACTCCAGTCTTAACAATCAGCTAATCGAAAGAGAAACGGGAGCACATAATGAGACTACCAATCACCATCGAATACACCTCCGGCGAGTTCGGCACTTACACGGCTCAGCCGCCAGAGTGGGCTAAATGGGAACAAAAGACAGGCAGCACAATCTCGCAAGCGCAGGAGAAGATTGGAATCTCTGATCTTCTCTTCCTTGCGTGGAATGCGATGAAGCGTGAAGCCGGTGGCAAGCCAATCAAAGGCTATGAAATCTGGTGTGAAACAGTGGCCGACGTGACAGTCGGTGACGTTCTCCCAAAAGTTACGCCGCCGGAAGCGTAAATCGAATCCTGGTGGAGTTAGCCATAGCCACAGGAATTCCGATGAGCGAATGGACGACGGCGGAGCAGATCTATACGGCTTTCGAGATACTGGAGAAACAAAGTGAGCGACAACGTTGAGATTGCCTATGACAAGGCAGACCTTCGTCGCATTACTGCTGCATTCAAGGCGATGGATACAGAAGCTACCGATGCAGCTAAAAGAGAATCGTCAGCTCTTGCAGAGTTCGCTCAAGGTAAGATTCAGCAGAAGGCGACCAGTCGAGGCGAGGCCGCCAATCGAATTGCCAGTGGCTCCCGTGTGTCTAAATCTTCCAAGATTGGCGAGCTTTCTTTCGGCTTCGTAAGTCAAAGATTCTCTGGCGGTGGCACAACAAAGGATCTCTGGGGCGGCACAGAGTTCGGATCTAACAAGTTTAAGCAATTCCCAGTCTGGTCAGGTAGTGGTATTCGGGGCGGATCTAAAGGCTGGTTTATTTATCCGACACTGCGGGAAATCCAGCCAGACTTGATTGCGAAGTGGGAAACTGCTTTCGACAGAATCTTAAAGGAGTGGTAAATGGCCGGACAATCGCGCACGCTCAAGCTCTCGATTCTTGCTGATGTAGATCAACTTAAGAAATCGCTTAATGCAGCCAATACTGACGTCGATAGCTCCTCAACAAAAATGCTTGACTTTGGCAAAAAGGCTGGATTGGCATTCGCCGCAGCCGGAGCTGCTGCTGGAGCTTATGCAATTAAAATCGGAATTGATGGAGTCAAGGCTGCGATTGAAGATGAAGCGTCACAAAATAAACTAGCTCTTGCTTTAGAAAATGCCACTGGTGCAACCAATGCACAAATTGCAGCGACTGAAGCATCGATTCTTAAAATGTCTTTGGCAACCGGTGTGGCAGACGATAAACTTCGTCCAGCGTTGCAGAGACTAGCAATTTCAACTGGAGACATAAGCAAGGCGCAGGATCTTCTTACTGTTGCCCTTGATGTGGCTACTGCAACTGGAAAGCCACTGGAGACTGTTGCCAATGCAATCGGAAAAGCCTACGACGGCAACACGGCAGCTCTAGGCAAGCTAGGAATTGGACTATCTGCGGCCGAGCTTAAAACAATGTCCTTCACAGACGTTCAGCAAAAATTGACAGATTTATTCGGTGGAGCTGCTGCTGCAAATGCGGAAACTTATGAAGGCAAAATCGCAATCTTAAAAGTGAGTTTCGATGAAGCCAAAGAAACTATTGGTCAAGGTTTGTTGCCAATGATTACGTCCTTGATTGATTACATCAACGAGAACGTACTTCCAGCATTCAATGCTTTCGCCTTAGGATTTAGTGGTAAAGGAAAACTCAAAGACGGAATGACAACAACCGAAACGGCTGCATTCGGTTTCGGAGAAACAGTCAAAAGTCTCACAACATCATTAAGTAAAATGTTCGGCGTATTTAATAGCGAAGCAAATACAGGTCAGAGCTCAGGATTGGGAAAAATGATTGGCTGGCTTAATACAATCATCGCTGCTTTGGATAAGGTTGTTAAGTTTGCGTCATTTACTTTAGGTTTATTAGGTGTCATCACTGATCCTACTAAATGGGGCTTGTCTGCTTCTGAGACGCGTAGTCTTATAGAGTCAAAAATTAGCGGACAATCATTCGCTACGACAGGCGCGCCAGGTGCAATTCGCGGCGGTGGATTATCATCGCAAGCAGTCGTTCCTTCTATGGGCGGTGGCGGAGGAGGCGGTGGCGGAGGCGGCGGCGGTGGTATTGCATCAGCAGCAGCCGGCGCAATCAAGGTTGCAGCAGCAGCAGGTGGAGGCTTTACCGATTCACAGAATGCAGCTCGTTTAGCTGCTATGGGCGGTGGAGGATTTACTGATTCTCAGAATGCTGCCCGAATCAATCTCACAGTCAATGGCGCAATCGATGCCGAAGGCACTGCTCGCACAATTATTAAAGCTCTTAACGATTCCTTCTATCGTGGCACAGGCGGAGCGTCCGCACTTCAGGCAATCTAATGACGCAGTGGGCTCCAGTCTGGCGCGTTGAAATCGCTGGCGTTGATGTCACTGATTCGGTGTTGGCCAATCTGACAATTACGTCAGGGCGCACGAATATCTATGAGCAAGCCCAAGCCGGCTATTGCTCAGTCAATCTCATTATCTTCAATCAAGCTGCATTACCTTACGAAATTAACGACACCATCTCGATTGAAGTGCAGGATACATCAGCCGTTTATGTGCCAATCTTTGGCGGCTCAATCGTGGACATCTCTGTAAGCGTGTCTCAGGTAGGTTCAACGGCTTACACTCAAGAAGTTACAATCACGGCTCTGGGAGCCCTTGCAAGGCTCCAGAAGGCACTCACAGATGGCGTCTTATCTCACGACTTTGACGGCGACCAGATAGAGACAATCTTGCGCGAAGTGCTCTTTGCTCAGTGGCAACAGGTTCCAGCAGCTCTTACGTGGGCGACTTATGATCCGACTGTTCAATGGCAAGATGCTGAAAATAACGGACTGGGCGAAATTGACACTCCAGGGAATTATGAGTTGGCACAACGCTCATCAGATCGCATCATTATCTATGACTTAGTCGCCGCGCTCGCCAGTAGCGGATTAGGTTATTTATATGAAGACGCCTTTGGCCTTATCTCCTATGCAGATTCGACACATCGAACGAATTACCTTGCAGCTAACGGATACACGGATCTCACTGCCAATCACGCATTAGGGCAAGGCATCACTATTAAGACAAGGGCAGGCGATGTCAGAAATGACATCACTATCAGCTACGGCCAAAACTCATCTAATCAGGTCAGCGACACAGATCCAGCATCGATTGCACTTTATGGCGATTTATCACAAATCTTTACAACAACCTTGCGACATTCGCATGATGCCGTAGATCAAGCCGCGTTTTATCTAGCTCTAAGAGCTTATCCGCAGCCGATATTTGATTCCATTACTTACGCCTTGACTAATCCAGAGCTAGATAATGCAGATCGTGACGACCTAATCAATATCTTTATGGGTCAGCCAATAGCTTTGAATGACCTTCCGCCAAATATGTCGTCTGGCACGTTTCAAGGCTTTGTCGAGGGCTGGACTTTCCGCGCTTCTTACAATCAGCTCGACATCACTCTTCTTATGTCTCCGTTGGCATATTCACTGCAAGCTATGCGATGGAACGATGTGCCAATAGTCGAAGCATGGAACACCGTGTCGCCGACTTTAGAGTGGCAATATGCCACAATAGTCTCATAACGAAAGGAAACACCTATGGCAAATCCAACGACTAATTATGGCTTTGTTCTTCCAACGGCGACAGATTTGGTCACGGATCTTCCAGCCGACTTTGACGTCGCACTTCAGGGCGTCGATACAAGATTAAAGGCATTACAACCTGGCACAACGCTTGGCGATATTGCTTATTCATCAGCTACTGCAAACACAAACACGCGATTGGGCATTGGATCAACTGGTCAAGTGCTCACAGTGGCAGCTGGTGTTCCAAGCTGGGCAACAGTCGCTGCCGCAAGTGGTCCAGCATTTGCAGCGCGTGCAGCAGCAGCACAAAGCCTTACTCAAAGTGTTACAACTAAAGTGCTTTTTGGAACAGAGGATTTTGACACTGCTGGCAATTTTGCTTCAAGCCGATTTACACCGACAACGGCAGGTTATTACCAAATAAACACAACTGTTATTGCTAGTACTAACAATGCTGGTTATATGACATTTTATATTTACAAAAATGGCGCAGTTACTACAAGAATTGACGTTGTTAGTGGAGTAACAACTTATGGTGGCGGTGGTGGCATTGTTATCGCTATGAACGGCACAACAGATTACCTTGAAGTTTATGCAACACTTGATGGTTCAGGTAATCCACGCATAGATGACGGCAGCGGGCAGACAGTATTCTCAGGCGTATGGATAAGAGGACTATAATGACACTATTCGAAACAATTATTACAGCTTATCCAGAATTGGAAGGCACTAAATCTTTTATTGATGGCACTATTGCGCTGCAAAATGATTCCGATGATTTAGGCGATTACATCGCTGCGTGGAATTACACAAAGCCAATTCCTAAAGGTCTTAAATTAGGCAAGTGAGCAACTATCCAGAAGGAACGGCTGCGCGGATTATTGAAGTCGCACTAGCTGAAGTCGGCACAGTGGAGACTGGCGATAATCTGACAAAGTACGGCAAGTTCACAAAGGCCGATGGATTGCCCTGGTGCGGATCCTTCTGCAACTGGGTCTTTGACC